TTTCATGAAATTATGAAAAAAAATTTAAGTAATATTGAATGGAAAATTTATGATTATATGTTCTTACAGCATCTCGAAGAATCAGAAATTGCAAAAAAAATGGGATACAAATTAAGTTTAAAAGAAGGTCGTCCAGCTTATAGACAAATCGCTAAAATTAAATCAAAAATTATTCAAAAAGCTAGGGAAATGACAAAGGAGATTTTATAATGGATGATAGTCTCACATTAGAGCAAAAAAATAGATTAACTGAATTTTTACAAAAAAATCCAGAGGCGACTCTTACGGAAATTACTGCTTACACTTATAATAATGAAAATATAGATAGTCGAAGCAAAGAAGGGCGTATATTAAAACAATATTTATTGGATAATAATATTGAATATAAAAATCGTTCAGTATTTCAAAGAGATCGTGTTAAATTGAATTCTGAACATGAAGAGTTTATAAAAAATAATTATAAAAATCAGCATTATCTTGACATGGCAAAAATTTTATTTAAAAATAATAATTTAACGCATTTAAGTTTAGAAGCAAGAGAAGTAAATAAATTTGTAGAAGAATTACAGAAAAAAGATCCAACATATTTAGATACAACTACATATGTCCCAAAAGAAACTGCTAATAATCCTATTGTGGAATATTTTCCGCCAAGAAGAATGGATCAAACTTTATATAGAATAAATAAATATCTTAATTTAGGATGGGAAGATAAAAAATTAAAAGCCGTTCAAATAAAACAGGTAGAAATGTTACAAAGATATTTAAATACTTTTAGTTTTTGTTATCAAATTAATACATATCGTCGTGATGATGATCGTAAATTGTTTGAAGATGCTTTTATTCGTTATACATATGATAAAGAAGATCTTACTCAAGAAGAACTTGATCAATTTATTACTCTTTGTACGGAAGTCGTTACTGCTTCAACAATTCTTCAGCAAGTTGAAGATTTAAGACAGTTATTAAGACAGGCTTCCGAAGAAGATGAGGGTCGTAATATTAAAATGAGTCTTAATGAGGCGATTAGTAGTTTACAAACTGAATACAATCAATGTCGCAATAGACAAAATAAATTATATAAATCGCTTGTAGACGATAGATCTAAAAAGATACAAGAGCGTAAACAGGAAAATGCAAGTATTTTAAATTTGGTTCAAGCATGGAAAGATGAGGACCGTAGAAAGAGTATTATTCATCTTGCCGAAGCTCAAAAACAAAACCTTGAAGGCGAGGCTAAACGTTTGTCATCTATGGACGAATTAAAGGCTGTAATTCGTGGAATTGATATAGATGAAATGGTTCATAGTTAATATAATATATTATGGATAAAAATAAAATATATTTAAAATGCAAAGTCTGTGGAGAGGAGTTTAATTATTCCCCAGAACTTCAAAAACATTTAAGATATTATCACAAATTATCTGCAAAAAGTTATTTTGAAACATGGGTTAAAAGAATTGATCGTTTTAATGGTAAAAAATTAGAATATAAATCTTTTGAACAATATATCACATGTGATTTTATAGATAAAAAAAACTATAAAAACTGGTTAAAAACTCTGTCTAAGGAAGAGTGTTCTGATTATTTTAAAAGTAAACTAAGACAATATTGTGATTTAAAAACTCTTGATATTGCACCTAGTCAGGTAGAGTGTCAAAGTATTAATTGTTTATTGCCTGTTAGTACTATGGAATCTTTTTCTGGAATGGGTTACAAGGATTTATATCAAAAATATGGATTGCGTTCCAGATTTAATTATGAACTTCCAAAGTATATCCCTTGGACTCCTATTCCACAAATTATTGTAGATAGTCGTGAACAAAAACCTTTTGATTTTAAAGAACATACTATATTAAACTCTAAATTAGAATATGGTGATTATTCTCTACATCCTAATAATAAATTAGCTATAGAAAGAAAAAGCTTAAGCGATTTATATGGAACTTTAAGTGGTGGGCGTGAAAGATTCGAGCGCGAAATTCAAAAAGCTCAAAAACTAGAAGGTTATATTGTGGTTGTTGTGGAATCAACATTAAATAATATGATGTATCAAAAACAAAAATTTGGTAAAGCTTCTGGAGAGTTTATTGCTCATAATATGCGACAACTATTAAGGAAATATGATAATTTACAATTTGTTTTTTGTGATGGTCGGGAAGAAGCTAAACAACGAACGCTTCATATTTTAGCAATGAACGAAGAAGCTTGTAAAATAGATTTACAATATTATTTTGACACAGAATGGCACTCATTGTAGGAAATCAAAAAAAAGCTAAACAATTAGCTAACGTTAATCAAGAGCTACTTAATTTAAAAGGAGACTTGACTGATGAGGAGGCGCGAATTAGTCTTGCTAAATTTTTAAGATATAATCTTGGATTTACTACTGAACTATCATTAGGTTTAACATTAGAAGCATATCAAGAATTAACATTAAATTCCTTTTTTAATAGAAATTATTGTATGTTAGTCTGGGGTCGTGGTGGTGCAAAAAGTTTTTGCGCTGCAATATATTGTATCCTTAAATGTATGTTAGAACCTGGAACTAAAATACTTATCGCTTCAATTAATTTTCGTACAAGTCGTCGAGTTTTTAATGAAATCGAAAAATTTTTATCATCTCCAGAAGCAGCACTAGCACGACAATGTTTTGGTTTAAAAAGCAAGCGTAATGACCAGTACGAATGGCAAATTAATGGCGGTAGCATTACAGCTATCCCACTAACTGGAGAAAAAATTCGTGGTATCCGTGCTAACGTACTTATTTTAGACGAGTTTTTACTTTTACCTCCAGATATTATTGATAACGTTTTGATTCCATTCTTGAGTTCTCCAAGAGACGTAGGTGAACGTATTCGTATTAGAAAATTAGAAGAAGAATTAATAAAAAAAGGTTTATTAAATCCTGATAATAGACATATATTTGAAAATACATCCCAAATGTTATGTTTGAGTTCAGCTAGTTATACTTTCGAACATTTATTTCGTGTTTATCAACAATGGTCACATTTAGTAGAACATCCAGAAGAACAGGAGTCTAAAGAAGGTGAATTACCTGGAACATATTTTATTTCACAATTAAGTTATGAAGCTTTACCACAGCATATGGTAGATCAAGGCGCTATTCAGGTCGCCAAAAGTGGCGGAAGTTCACATCATTCATTCTTAAGAGAATACTGTGCTCGTTTTATTGATGGTGGCGATAGTTATTTTTCTCCTAAAAAGATGTACGCATGTACAATTCCAGACGGAGAACATCCTACGACTAAAGTAATTGGAGATAATGATAAAAAATATATTTTATCTATTGACCCTAACTTTTCTTCTTCTAAAGTTGCGGATTATTTTGCAATGAGTGTTATAGAACTTGACGAAGAAAAGAAACAAGGCGTACTAGTTCATGGTTATCAAGCGGCTGGATCTTCTCTACAAGATCATATAAAATATTTTTATTATTTATATAAAAACTTTAATATTGCCCTAATTATAATTGACCATGCTGGTGCTGATACATTTATAGATGCAATTAATAATTCGCAATACTTTAAAGAAATGAACCGTAAAATTGGATTTATAGATTTTGATTCAGATAAAGAGAATGAGGATTATATTAAAACTGTAAAAGAATCAGCTCGTCAATATAATAAAGATTTTGGAACTATTTGTATTAAGCAGTATTTCACAAGTTTCTTTTTAGGTCGTGCCAATTCTTATTTACAAACCTGTATTGATCACAAGAAAATTTGGTTTGCTTCGCGTGCGAGCAACCATCCAGATATACTTGAGAATATATTCTCAATGAATCTTCCAATGGAATATATTTATCCAAGAGGAATTGGAGATAAAGCTGATAATGAATATGAAACTAAAAAATTAACAGTAAGAGAGTTTATAGAGGAACAGGACTTTATAGTACAAGATACTAAAGATCAATGTGCTAATGTAGAAGTAACTACGACTTCTAGGGGCACCCAAAGTTTTGATTTACCATCCCATTTAAGAAAATCTACAAGTATAAATAGGGCTAGAAAAGATAATTATACCACTCTTATGCTTGGAAATTGGGGGGTAAAAATATATTTTGATATAATGGCTCCAGATAATTTTATAAAAAAGAATACTACGTTTGTTGCAGAATTAATCTAATAAAATATAAGATTTTGGTGTAATAAACAGTTATAATAAATTATGGCGCGTAATAACAAAAATCTTAAATTTCCAGAACCAGAGGTTATTGAAGGGTCTATTAAATCAAAAGATACTATAGAACTAAAAGCTAGTCGTGGAGAAGTTAATACTTCAGTTAGAAGAAATAGGGCTTCTTCTATTT